TTCCGTGGGCACAACGTCAACAACGCACATGGCGTGGCCCTCGAACCAGGCACAGACAGCAACAACCGAGGCAAGAGCGAGTACTGGATCTTCGACTCCCGCGAACGTCGCCGCGTCAAGTGGAGGCTTGATCACAGCCACGAGTACTACGCCTACTGGAAGCCCAACGACGAGGTCTACCTCATCGACAGTGACGACTGGCTGCGTCGTGTCCAGCATCACCACTCCAAGGGGGGCAACCACAAGGTCATCTGCGCCAAGGATCACAAGCCCCTCGACCTCCTCGACATTCCCTACATTCGCACCTCCAGCATCGACATCCCCAAGAAGCGTAGGCAACGCACCCTCTACACCTACGTGGGGAACCGTCGCGTACCTACCACTTCTGCCATCCTCCCGCACTACCTCGTGGTGGAGGACAGCAAGGTCGCCATCGGGGACAAGATTTTCAACATGTGCTCAGACCTCTACAAGGAAATCGGGGGTCTTCTGGGGTGCGAATTCTACGTGATCTCCCCCACCTCCGTGGCCCTGGCTGAGAGCAAGGGTGCCACCAACATCCTCCCCGTCATCGAGGCCGAGGTCCGCAAGTGGATCTCTCTCAACGAGACCCGCATCGTGGGGCACGATTCCTACCAACGCTATGTCCGGTACGAGGTAGGCGACCAGTGCAGGGCAGCCCTGCACAAAATGCAATTGCTCCCGCCCGCACCTTCCGGCATGACTGTCCCCGACGTTGTCGCCGCCTTCCCCAAGTTGTGGTCCGCCTCCCCCGTGAACTGGAGCAAGACCATGGGTGACCTTCTCGCCAAGTACCCCATGCTGGAGTGCATCCTGCATTCCCGGCATGACTGCACCGCAATCATCAACCTCATCACCAAGTGAAAGGAGCTACCATGTACCCTCACCTGATCACCACCAACACCGTTACCATCGTCCGCGACGGTGACACCCACACCATCGACTCCTCCTGCCCCCAGTTCACCAAGGTCCTCGACCTGGTGCGGCAGGGTCTGTGGGACGAGGCCATCGAAGCCATGTCTCCCGCCGTTGCCATCTCCACCTACGCCGGCACCTCCCTCGTGCTGGACGGCAACACCATCCTGCGCAACGGCACCCCGGTGGACCACTCCCTCGTCCCCCATATCCTCACGATGAGGGACAAGGGCTTCGACATCCAGCCCCTCATGCACTTCCTCGACAAGGTCATGCAGAACCCCTCGATGCGCAGCCGCAACCAGCTCTGGCGCTTCGTCAGCACCAACAACATCGCCATCACCCCCGATGGCAACCTCCTCTTCTTCAAGAAGGTCAAGGACAACTACTACGACGTGCACACCGGCAGGTCCAACCAGTACACGGTGGGCTCCACCCACACGATGCCCCGCCACGAGGTGGACGATGACCCGGAGCGCACCTGCAGCACCGGCCTGCATGTCTGCAGCTACGAGTACCTCCGCAACTTCGGCGGGGATCGCACCCTCATGTGCGAGGTGAGCCCTGCCGATGTGGTCTCCGTGCCCATCGACTACCACAACACCAAGGTCCGGGTCTCTTCCCTGCGTGTCCTCCGCGAGGTGGAGAACCCCGAGCCCCTCGACACCGGCGTCTACGACGAGTGCCCCTTCTGACAACCTGGTCCCCCTGCCCCGAGGTGGGGGGACCTCCCTTCCAAGGAGACCATCATGCAAGACCTCGAAGAACTCGGCGTACACGTCATCCGCAATCTCCACGAGCTGTCCCGTACCATGTCCGGTGTCGATGCCTTCAACTTCCGCATGGAGTTCTACACCAAGCTCATCGCATCCGACCTCGTGCTCTGCGTGAAGACTGACAAGATCGAGGATGCACTCGACCTTCTCCAGCACCGCATCACCGAGATCTACCTCGCCCTCCAGGACAAGGACACCAAGCATTGAAGCCCTCCGAGATCTTCCGCAAGCTCGACAGCATCGACACCGTCACCGACGAGGATGTCGAAGCCATCATCACCAACCTCAGGGACCTCGTGTCCAAGATCAGAAAGGCAAGAGGCGATGAACCCCTCCCCGTACAAGATACCGACGACGCTGGAAAAGCATCGTGAGTTCCACGAACTCGCCAACGATGCCGACTGGGCTGGCGACTTTCATACCGCCAACCTCTTCCGTCGCATAGCCAGCGATTACCTCACCCGACACATGAAGGGTGACCTCTTCGATCCCCCGTTCTGAGGAGAACATCATGCACTACACCAACAGGAACAACATCCCCGAGCCAGTGGCCTCCGCTCTCATCCCCACCTACGACAACGGGGGTGCGGACATCTCGGTCACCTCCCTCTGGAAGCCACCGCAGATGGTCTCCCTCGTGAAGAAGCACGACGACGAGATCTACATGGACATCGACGACAACGTGGCATCCTTCATCGGCACCGCAGTGCACGAGAAGATCAAGCGGCACGATCCCTCCAACCTCAAGGAGATGCGCCTCTTCGCCAACGTCGAAGGCCTCACCCTCTCCGGTGAGTTCGACCGCTACACCATGGAAGCCTCTACCATCCTCGACTACAAGGTCACCTCGGCCAAGGCATTCATGAATGCCACGCACCGTGAGGACTGGGAGAACCAGCTCAACACCTACGCCTGGCTGATGCGCCAGCATGGCGAGGAACCCAAGGCACTCATGGCCATCGTCTTCATCAAGGACTTCTCCAGGTTGGAGGCCAAGCGCAATCTCACCTATCCGCAGCAGCAGATCCACGTGGTTCCGCTCACGCTCTGGGACAACGACACCGCAACGCAACGCATCACCCAGCGTGTCCTCCTGCACCGCAGCAACACGGAACCCTGCACTCCCGACGAGATGTGGATGCGCCCCGGCAAGTGGGCAGTCCGCAAGGATGGACGCAAGACTGCGATCAAGCTCTGCTCCTCCCTCAGTGAGGCCGAGTCCTTCATCTCCACCCAGTCTGACAAGGGGAAACTCTATGTTGAAGAACGTCCCGCCCTCTACCTCCGATGCGACGAATACTGCAGCGCAGCGCCTTTCTGCCCTCAGAAGGCAGCACGCCAAGCGCCAGCGGGAATTGCAGTGGTCGAAGAAGATCTACCAGCAGATCTCTGAGCAACTCGGATGGTTCACCCCGGAAGATATCGCAGCCCTTGCCGGGGTCCCCATCCACGCCGCAAACTCACGCTTGAACCTCATGCTTCGCCAGCGCATAGTGCTGCGCGAAGAGGGACGTTTCCGTCTCATGACCCAGCCCGAACCGCCCAGCGACAGGGAGCGCCATCTCTCCATGCTGATGGGCAACCTCCGTTACCAGGACTTCATCCCAAGGAGATTGCAGAATGCGAATCCTCGTAGCCTGTGAGTACAGCGGTCGTGTCCGTGATGCCTTCATCGCACGGGGTCACGACGCAATCTCCTGTGATCTCCTCCCCTCCGAAACCCCCGGCCCCCATGTGCAGGGCGACGTGGTTCCCATGCTCGCCCAGAACTGGGACATGATCGTAGCCTTTCCTCCTTGCACCTACCTCAGCTCTTCCGGTATCCACTGGAACTCTCGCATCCCCGGGAGGGACAAGCTCACGCAGGAAGCCAGCGAGTTCTTCATGCTCTTCGCTAACTCCCCTTGCCCCCGCATCGCCATCGAGAATCCCGTGGGTGTCATGTCCTCCAAGTGGCGCAAGCCTGACCAGATCATCCAGCCGTGGATGTTTGGCGAAGATGCATCCAAGCGCACCTGCCTGTGGCTCAAGGGTCTTCCCACCTTGCAGCCCACCAACATCGTGACGCGCCAACGCTACGCCAACCAGACACCATCAGGGCAGAACAAGTTGGGTCCTTCTCCCCATCGAGCCAAGCTGCGCAGCCTTACCTATCAGGGCATCGCTGATGCGATGGCTGCCCAATGGGGGTGAAGTACAAGAACATCGACGGCAGCATCTTCCGTGGTGACAAGCAACTGCTCGTTGTTGTATCCGTGGAATGCAGGCCCGCACTTCGCAATCGCATCTGCGATATTCTCATCAACATCCTCGAAGAGGAGGAAGCCAATGGAAAAAGAACTGGCCGCCGCACTCGCATTGCTAGAGTTTCCGCATAGGGACTGGACCTTGCTGCCCGAGTACACGCAAGACCAGTACACCAACGACATCAGGCATTTCCTGGACGCGGTCGAACTCGCAGGCTACACCCTCACCCCCAAGGAGGCAACATGAGGATCGAATGCCGTAGGTGCATGGGCACCGGAATGTGCCAAGGAAACAAGCACACCCCACGCTGCACCAATTGTGAAGGCAAGGGGGTCCTGACTTACGTTCCTAACTTCGCAGTGAACCGAAGGTGCAGGCGCATCGCCAAGAAGACCGAGAAATCTGGCACCTTCCTTCATCCCTTCGTCCTCGCCAAAGGAGAACCGCCATGCGCATCCTAAGCCCCGAGCAAGCCTACTTCGCCCAGGAAGACGCCACCGAGGAGCAGCAGCTCGCCCAGTCCTCCCTCCGCACCGTGGAGAAGTACCAGGCTGCCACCCTCAAGGCCATCACCGCCTTCCTCGGTGACCTCCGCAACGTCATCGACGCCGAGAGCTGCGACGGTGGCAACGGCACCACCATCACCGACGAGGACTGGCAGAGCATCCTCAACATGGCGCACGACTTGGTCCACGAGCTGGGCTACGATCAGGTCCACGCCCTGCGAGAGAAGGGTGGCATATGACCCGCCCTCATCTCATCACCCTCACCCTCGCCGCCTACCTGATCATGTGGGCCTGCGCCATCTGGGAGGCACTGCCATGACTGACAAGATCGCGGAGATCCGCGCGCGGCATGCGCGGCATGAGCTTGTAGGAAGCAGCGGCTCCGTTATCGACACAACTGGGTTCAGCTGGACGATCCCGGGATTGGTAGCGCACGCCGACCGCGCCACGTTGCTGGCCGAGGTGGACCGACAGCGCGCAGAGATCGAGCGGCTGTTGCAGGCCATCGGGCTGGTGACGACTACGGTCCCTGACATGGAGATCGACATCGAGAACCCCGTGGGAATGGCGCAGCGCGTCGTGGCCGAGGTTGACCGGCTGCGCGCGAAAAACGAGCGGCTGCGAACGGTTTACGTTCTGATCGCGTCTAGGCAATCTGGGCCGGTTGACTCAGCGACCTGCTGGTACGAGGACAAGATCATCGGTTGCTACATCAGCCGTGAGGCGGCCGAAGAGACCGCTAAGTTGCTGATGGCAGACTGGCGCATCAATGAGTATGCGTTGGTGGGCAACTCATGAGATCTGAACTAATCGCAAATATCCCTTGCCCGCATTGCGAGAAACAAAATACAACACACCGACTAGTTAGAAAAGAAGATGGATTTACTAAGGTGAGTCGCCGCTGCACCAGTTGCGGTGGCGAGTGGACTCACACTTGGGATCGTGACTGGCTAGCGGATGCGAAGAACAGGAAACTGCGCGCGGAGAACGAGCGGCTGCGCGCGGATATCGAGCGGCTGCGCGAGGCGCTGCAAGAGTCCGCTTGCGCTTGCTCGTCTATCCGCGAGTGCGCTTCCGAATGGGCCAAAGACGGTAAGTGCCCGCATTTGATTGCGCGTGTTGCGCTGGAGGGCAAGCCATGACCCCCCAACCAAAGCACCCCCAGCAGATAGCGTTGGCGCAGCGCCGATTCAAAGGACACGCCTCTGGCATCGAGCCCGTGCTGAAACATCTACATTCCCTCTTGAAGCAACGGCCAGGCTATGTTACCCAGATCTACCGGCGGGCTGGTGTCGATACCAAGACACCGCGCCGTTGGTTTCGTAGAGGTTCACCTACCATAGCATCACTCACTGCCATACTTAACACCATCGGATACAATCTTGTAATTGAAAGGAAATCCAAATGATCTCTATCCAGAAGAACGTCCCCGTCCCTCCTCCTGCCGTTGGACGCAAGCGCATCTACCCCTTCCATGAGATGGAAGTCGGAGACTCCTTCTTCAAGCAGGCAGACAATCCCGAACTCCTGCGCGGCAGCATCGCCGGTAGCGCCTCCCAGTACGCCAAGTCCTCCGGGAAGAAGTTCATCTCCCGCATCGTGCACGAGGGTTCTGTCACCGGCATCCGTATCTGGAGGATTGCATGAGCTGGGACCAACGCTTCCTCGACCTCGCCCTCCACGTATCCTCATGGAGCAAGGACCCATCTACCAAGGTAGGTGCCGTCCTCGTGGGCAGGGACAAGCGACAGGTAGCGTTGGGCTACAACGGTTTCCCCTCCGGCGTGGCCGACGACTCCCGTCTCAACAACAGGGAGTCCCGGCTGCGCTACACTCTACACGCAGAGCGCAACGTCCTTGACAACGCGACCTTCCCCACGGCAGGGTCCACCCTCTACACGACCCATCCCCCGTGCTGCGCCTGCGCCCTCAGCATCGTATCGAAAGGAGTCTCCCGTGTGGTATCTCTTCCAATGGATTCGAGCTTCCGTGCCCGCTGGGGTAGCGAGGTCTTTCTCTCGCGCAGCATCCTGGATGAGTGCGAAGTTGCTTGTAATTTCTGATCTCGTCCTTGCCCTGCTCCTCGGTGCAGGCTTCATCGTCATGATGGCATGGGTCCTCGCCTTCTACCTTCTGCCCTTCTTCGGAGTGCTGGCCCTATGGCGCATCGTCTTCTGACGCTGGCCGCCACCATCAACGGCTACCCTCCCGGCACCCCCGTGAAGATCATGCTTGACGAGCGGCACACGGTGGAGCTAGGTACCAGCTACGACATCATCCTCCCTGACGGGACGATGTCGTGGGCTTATCTTGATGAAATCATGTGGAGTGAACCATGCCAAGTTTCTCTCAGCACCCCAACCAGCGCAGGATGAAACTACTCCTGCTGGGGGATCCGGGTGCAGGCAAGACTGGCCTTCTGGCTACCCTTGCCAACCAGGACTACAAGGTTCGCATCGTGGACCTTGACAACAACCTCGCCATCCTCAATGCCTACCTCAAGCCGGGCAAGGCGGAGAACATTTCCTACTTCTCCATCCCTGCCAAGGACCCGGAGTCGTGGAAGAAGTCCGTCAGCATCTCCACCAAGTGGACGCTGCCCGACGAGGACCTCGGTGAACTCACCACCTGGGACAGCAACACCGTGCTCGTCATCGACAGCGCCTCCTTCTGGAACGACACCTGCATGTCCCAGGTCCTCAAGGAGAACGGCATCGCTGACGACAAGGCTGGCTTCGACCAGTCCCTCTGGGGCGTCATGAACAAGCGCTTCGAGACGCAGGTTGCGCGCCTCACCTCCGACCGCTACAAGTTCCACTTGATCCTCATCGCCCACATTCGCATGATCGAGAACAAGAAGACGGGCGGCATCATGCGCGCCTTCCCTTCCTTCCTCGGTCAACAGCTCCCCAACGTGGTAGCCCGCTACATGAACAACGTCTGGCTCGCATCGCGCAAGGACGGCAAGCCGGTGTTGCACACGCAGACCACCCGTGATATGAGCTACCTCAAATGCAGCGCACCCCATCGGGTGCACGCAGAAGCGCCATTCGATCTGGGCGCAATCTTCAAGCAGATCGAACTGTGAAAGGAAAGAAAATGTCCGAGAACATCTACACCCTCGAAGACCTCGAAGGCCGCAAGTTCCTCCCGAAGGGCAAGTACGCTGGCATCATCTGCGGCACCCTCTCCGGTACGACCGCGAAGGGCACCCGCACGGTGCGCTTCCTCATCCGTCCGGAGGAGCCGCTCTCGGGCCAGGACATCGAGGGTGTCGAGATGAACGTGGAACTCAAGTCCTCCACCTTCTTCGATACCAAGGCCGCCATCGGCATCCTCGCTGATGTGGTGCGTCGCGTGAACCCCTCCGCCATCAAGGCTGGCTCGGCGGTGGAACTCGCCAGCGGCATCGTTGGTGAGCAGGTCAAGTTCGACTTCACCGAGAGGAAGTCGCAGGACGGCACCCGCACCTTCTG